ATAATCTTGGTCTACCATTGATTTCAACCATTCACAAAAAGCAACAGAACCACTATAATGCTTTTTGAAATAAGAAGAGTTAAAAAAACCTTGTTTGATTTTAACTGGGGAACCTTCTCTGAAACCACCATTAGAAAAATGAGTAAAAGCATTTTCAAGTAGGGTGTCGAATCTATTAAATTTTTTCATATCCATAATATATTTACATAAGTATTTATCTAATATGGCTACAGTTCGTCTAGAAAATTTAATAAAACCTAAAATTAGTAATTCTAAAGATTCGGATTTAAAAACAGAATACAAAAAGGAACCACATCTATATACTGATTTAAATTTAGATATGGCTGTATCTAAGTCAATAGGTTCTGGATTAAATGTTATAGATTCTGGTGATATATTAGTTTCTAATGATGATGATGCCATAAGAAATTCTTTATATAACATTTTTACTACCAAAAAAGGTCAAAAGATATTAAATCCTGAATTTGGAGCATCATTAGATCAATTTTTGTTTGATAGTGTGAATTCTTTTGTGGGAAATAGCTTGGGACAAAATATTATTGAAACCATATCTAAATATGAACCAAGGATAAAGGTAACTAATGTAGATGTATATCCCATGCCAGATTTAAATCAATATAATGTAAAAATATATTATTACAAAATCAATGGAAAAGGTTCAATATCTCTTAATTTAAGCAGAGATGGCGTAATAGTAACATGATATGTAAATATATTATATGTGGCAAAATATAGTAAACATAGCAAAAACGGCATCTGCCATGTTACATAGTGGCGAGGTTCCTCCAAATACACCACCTCGATATAGAGAAGATTTGAGTAAAATTAATTTTCTATCTTCAAAAAAATTTTTTGTAGTATTTTGTTCTGTAATAATATTGAGTTTATTTTATGCGGCAAGTATAGTTGTTTTATTTTTAACCGCAGCATATCCATCTTTAACCACAGCATTTGTTAGTATTTTTAGCGAAACAATAAAGATACTTGCGGTTATAATTGCTAGTTATTTAGGTGTCCAAACAATATTGGATTATAAGGTTAATTCAAATTCAAATGTTGGATATACAACAAACAATGAATTTTCAAAACAAGTGATTGATATAAACGAAGTAACTCATATTACAACAAATTCGAAGGAAGATGATTATGAACTCTAAAAAACCATCCGATAAAACATTAAATTTGTTATTAAAATATGAAGTAGGTGGTGGTAAACCATATTATGATAAATATTTGTCTCATTTTACATGGCCAAAGGGAGCATCTGGTCCTACTATTGGAATTGGAATAGATTGTGCTTATTATACCGAAAATGAATTGGAAAAAATATTTAATTTTTTAACAGAAAATCAAATTCAATTAATAAAAAAAGCAAGTGGAAAAACCGGAGAAAGAGGAAGGGAATATACTGTAAAATTAAGAGAAGCAGGAATAGTCGTGGAATGGGAAAAGGCATTGAAAATATTCAATGAACTAACATGGACAAAATTTACAAAACTAGCAGAAAAAACATTTCCTAAACTGGATGAACTATGTCCAGATGCTTATGGTGCTATTGTATCGCTCGTATTCAACCGTGGAACGAGCTTAAACGGCCCTTCTAGGGTCGAGATGGCAAAAATCAAGGAATTGATCCCAAACAAGCAATATAAACAAATAGCGGGGGAAATTAGAAAAATGAAAAGACTTTGGGCAAACAAAGGAATGGATGGTTTGCTAGAAAGAAGAGAATCGGAAGCCAAATTGGTAGAAACTTGTATATAATTATGGAACTTTCTGAAATATATTCTAATCAGGTTAAAAAAACAAATATTTCAAACATATCGGTTGGATTAAATGCTCCCACTTTTGAAAGAGATCCAAATATAATCAAATTGGAAAAAAATGTATTCGAACAATTGTTAAAAATTTCTGGACCAGATGAAAAAGAGCCAGTAAAAAATTACACAAATATTAAAAATGTATCTTTTGAAGATGCTTTAAAAGAATTAGCAAATATTAAAAATAATTCATAATATTTAGTATATTATATTTAAATCTTCTCTCTATAAATAGAATTATAATACAGATAAATAAGATGTCAACTGGTTTTTTTAATCTATTTGGAAAATACCAAAACTACTTATTAATAGTTTTTAATTTGTCAAGTACCTTTAATAAAAATTCTTCATCATCACCGGAAGGTATAAGACAAGGAATATCTAAAAATTTGCCTTTTTTATTTAAAAAAAGTTTTTTTTCTGTTTTTAATTCTTTGTAATTTGGTAAATTTTTTTTACAAATTTTTTTACAAATTTTAATTACTTTTGATGGATCACTGAAAAATGAATGCCATTCTTTCTTTTCACTTGAAATAAAAAGAAAAGATAATATTTTACAATTATTTTCCTTAGCAATTTTTAAAAAATTATTTAATTCTAATTGTAATTTAGTTTGTATTAATTCTTTTATTAAAATATTACTACAGTTTACTAAACCATCTTTTAAAAGATCCCAATCATAAACAAAATCTACCACATGAACTGATAATTCATCTATATAATTTGAAATATCAAAAATTAATACATTTTCTTTTAAATAATATAAGAAATAATTTTTAACTTTTTGATCGTTCACAACTATCCATAATAGCATCAATTAAAATTTCTTCCACTATTTCATTGGGTAAAAATAAATTTGCTCTGGTTATAGTTTTGTTTATTTCCGAATACTGTTCTACTAATCTATTTTTTATATTATTTGCTTCAATATATTGTTCTTTTGAAATGCCATCAAAGGATGGTTTATTTTGTAATTCAAATGCTTCTAGTAATGGTTCACCAGAATTTGAAATTATCTCTGATAATCTTTTATAAAATCTACTTAATGGTGTTAGATATTTAACATTTTTTAAATTTTTAACTTTTTCATACAAATATGCCAAAACTGATGATTTTTTAGTTTGTTCATGTACTCTATTTAAAAATTCAGGAGATTTTACATGGTTTTTTCCATAAGGATTGTATATACAACCACCTCCAACATATTTTGAATTGCAATATATACATCTATTGGGATCATCCATATGAACATGTGTATTAGTAGGAGAAAACAAACAACCCTTACCATAAGATTTGGAATCACAATAAATACAACTCATACTATATAATTACTTTATTTTTATAATTATCCAATTCTTGTTTAGGTGCAGTTCCAATTCTTACATTTATTATTCCGTTGTAGTAATCATCTTTTAAAAGAACGTCTCTTTCGATTTGTTCTTTTATTTCGAAATAAGCCAATGCCCATTTGGAATTACAAACTCTAATAATTTCAAAGGTAAAATTTTCTTTACCATATTTTATTATATCATCATTCAAATCATTAGATGAACTTGTATAAGTTTTCCAATTGGATTGTTTGTAACATATTCTTTTTCTAGTTTTCCCCTTTAATGGTTGTCTTTTAATTTTAGAAATACATTGTTTTTTACCTATATATTTTTTATTTGTTAAATTGTTGGTTATTAAATATAAAAATCCAAATGTTTCATCGGTTATTTCAATACCTTCACATAAAATCCAATGTCCAGTATCTATCATTTTTTATTTTTTTTTGTTTTCTTTGTTATAAGTTCCGGAAATTTTCTTTTTATTACCTTTTTTCCTAATATTTTAGGTGTTCTCATATCTTTAGAAGCGTAGCTATCTTTATTTGTAATATCAGATGGAGGACTATATAAAGGTTCTAATGATTGACCTAATACACTACCTACTGAATTATTTTCTAATATTTTAATTATGGTTTGTTGAAATTTATTAAACATAGTATATAATTTAATTAATATATACTTATGGACTTTTTTGAAAAAATTAAAAAAGAAATTGATACTGATCTAAAATTAGATCGAATAGAGCTTTTAGAAAAACAATTAATGCTACCTGCTATTAAACATAAATGGGTTGCTAGATTAATTGAACATAAAAGAACTAAAAATCAATTAGAGATAAAAAAGAAAAATTTAAAAAATGATGTTTTAAAAACATTACAAGAAAATGGAATACCGAGCAATATTCCAAAAGCCGCACTTGATAGAAAGATAGATAGTTCTGAATCAGTATCTAAAATAGACGAACAAATAAAAGAAACCGAAATAATAATTGAATATCTTGAAAAAGTAGAAAATATATGTAGATCTTTAACATATGATATAAAAAATGCGGTAGAATTAGAGAAATTAGAAACAACATAATATGGTAAAAATCACTTATTCTGGTAATAATAAATCACAATTTCAAATAAATTGTGATTTATCTATTTTGAATAGAATAAGAGACAAATTTTCTGCTCCAAATCCTGCATTTAGAAGAAATTCTAAATTCGCACAAGCCAGAATTTATGCCATCACTCCATCTGGAAAGTTTGAATCTGGTTTATTGGAAAACATTCAAGCATTTTTACATGCAAATCAAATAGAATTTGAAGTTGATGAAGATATTTTAAAAAATTATAATAATGGTTTTGAAAATCCAGAAATTACAGATTTTAAATTAGAATATAGGGAACATCAGAAAACATCTATACTAAAAGCATTAAAAAAGGGAAAGGGTGTAGTGTTAATACCTACAGCGGGTGGTAAAACCTTAATTATGGCAGGATTAATAGAGTCCATAAGACAAAATTTAAAAGATCCTAGCGCACTAGTTTTAGTAATGGTTCCTACTATTCAATTAGTAGAACAAACCTGTTCAGATTTTATTTCATATGGAATGGAAAATGTCACAAAATGGTCCGGAGACAATATACCAGATCCAAATGCAACAACAATTATTGCGGGTACACAGATTCTTCTATCCGATAAGACTGATATATCAATTTTAAATGATGTTCAAATACTAATGATAGATGAGTGTCATGGATTCAAGAAAAACAACGAAATAAACAAAATTTTAAAATTTATTAAAACTCCTTTTAAATTTGGTTTTACGGGAACCATGCCATCAACGATTATAGATGAATGGAATATTATAGGAAAAATAGGACCAATTGTTTATCAAGAAAAAACACTAGATTTAAAAAATAAAAATTATATATCAAACTTCAAAATTATAATTTTAGATGTAATTCATAAAAATTTACCAAAAATTTCTCTAAATTTTAGTAAACCAGCAGAAGCATATCAATTAGAGATGGATTTTCTTTTACAAAACGACAGAAGAAATGAAATAATATGTAATTTGGCTAATAAATTGGCTAATAATACTATAATAATGGTAGATAGAATTGATCATGGTTTAAATATCGTATCAAAACTAGAAAAGATAACAACAAAACCATTTTATTTTATTAGAGGTTCCACTGAAATAGAAGAAAGAGAGAATATAAGATCATTGATGAATGATAAAAATGATGTTATAGTTGTAGCCATATCTAAAATATTTAGCACAGGTATCAATATACCAAATTTGCATAATATTATTTTTGCATCAGCAGGAAAAGCAAAAATAAAAATAATGCAATCGATTGGTAGAGCTTTAAGATTACATCCAACCAAAACAATGGCAAACATATTTGATATATCTGATAATACAAAATATGGTAAAACCCATTTAAAAGAAAGAAAGAAACTTTACGATTCGGAAAAATTTAATTATGAAGAAAAAAAAATACAATGAAGATGAATTGATTGATGATTTAATCGATGATGATGATTCTATCAATAAAGAAGAAGAAATTTCAATTGAAGATGATGAAAATGTTAATTTGGAAGACGATGTTCCAATTGATGATGATTTAATTGTTTTAGATGAAATATTAGAACCTAAAAGGAAAAGATCTAAGGTTAAAAAAGAAGAATTTTATGTTGAACCTAAAAAGTTTGACGAGGAAATATCAAAATATTATGATAGTGGAATTCTTACAGACGAATTAGCAGAAATGGTTAGCAAAATAGCACATAAATTGAGTTATGCTTCTAATTTTATCAATTACACATATAGAGAAGACATGGTGGGTGATGCTTTAATTAGAATGTTTAAGGCATTGATGTCAAAAAAATATGATAGAATAAAAGGAACCAATCCATTTTCATATTTTACTAGAATAGCATTCAATGCATTTAGAAACCGAATCAAAAAAGAAAAGCACATAAATGAAACTCATTTAAAATATCAAGAAGAGCTTATAATGATATCGGAAAATCAAAATATTTTTAAAAATAAAAAAAACATGTATTCAAATGATCAAAAATAACAAAATTGGACTTTTTACAGATATTCATATTGGTTTAGGTCAAGATAGTCAGTTATGGCATAATACAGTTTTAGATTTTGCTAAATGGTCATCTCAAAAATTTTTAGAAAAGGGAATAAGTGATATAATAATATGTGGTGATATATTTCATAATAGAAGTGAAATATCTGTTGCAACATTAGATACAGCTAAAAAATTTTTTGATTGTTTTAAAGATTTTAATTTAAATATATTAGCAGGAAATCATGATAGTTATTTCAAGGAGCACAGTAAAGTTAATTCTATATCATTGCTAGATGGTTGGTCTAATATAAAAATAATAGATAATGATGTTACTGAAATAAAAATAAAAGATAAAAAGGCAGTATTGGTTCCATGGGGAACCGATTATGAAAATATTCCAGTCGCAGACATTATATTTGGTCATTTTGAAATAGTTTCTTTTTATATGAATACATATAAAGTGTGTGAACACGGTATGAGTTCAAATGATCTCTTTAAAAAAGCAAAAACCATTGTATCGGGACATTTTCATAAAAAAGATCATAGAAAATACGATAACGGTGAAATAGTTTATTTGGGGAGTCCATATCAGCAAAATTTTGGTGATACTTTGGACGAAAGAGGAATATACATATATGATGTTGATAATAACAATTTTGAATTTATAGAAAATGACATTTCTCCAAAATATTACAAGTTATCTGTTGATAAACTCTTAAAAGATGAACAACTTTTAGAAACATTAAACATAAAAAATAATCATATATCACTAACCGTAGATTCTAATCTTGAACCAGAACAAATACTTTTATTAAGTTCAAATGTTCAAAAACATTTACCCATCAATTTTAGAATAGACTATGCGGAACCGGATTTAAAAATAAACAAAGAAAAAGTGGAAAAAGAATTAAATTTTGTTA